CGAGTGCGGCCAGCAGAGATGCCGTGGCCGAAAAGTTCACCAGCAGAACCAGAAGAAGTAGAAAGTACCTCGGAGAACTGAATGGGAGAAGAACCACCGCCCAAGTATTCGGGACGCTGCAATCGAGCATCGGAACTTCTAACCCCCAAAAAAGCGAGGTATTCGGTATAACGAGACCCGTACCGCGCGCGGGCTTCCTGATAACGCTGAACAGCAAGAGCAAGGCGAAGGTCATTAACATCAATACCAGTAGCAGCAGAAAGATCAGTTAAAAGACCAGATTCACCAGAAGTAACAACACCCATGGCGACGGTGCCAGTAGGAGAAGAACCGCTAGAAGCAGCCCCAAGATTAAGACCGAAAGTACCGGTACCACCAGAGAGGAGACCAGAACCATTGGGGTTAAGGCCATATGAGGTTGTCCCATTTGTAAGGCCAAGAGCCTTACCATTGCCATAAACAGGGGCGGTAGTACCAAGAGAGACCGTCACATCGGGACCCTTTTGTTCCCAAGGACGGCAAGTCGAAAAATAATCCTTTTCCCAAGGACGAAGTTGTTGAGCGGTTTCAGTTGTAGCGTCCACGCCGTCAGCCGTGGAGATGGCAGCTTTGGTAATCAAGTCCTGATCGCGATAGAACTCATTGTAAATTAGCTGATAAGCACGAAGAGGGAGCGCGGAAACAAAGGTATCCGCAGAATAGGATTTAGATGGAACGCCAAGGCCATTGAGAACGAGTAGATCAGCTTCGGAAAGGCCATTAAGATTAATAGTGGGAAAATCAGCAGCAGCGATACCAAGACCGTCCTCACCGCCAGTAATGAAAGTTTCCCAATTGTCCCAAAGCAAACGGTATGGAACGAACCAATGATGAATATCCTGAGTAACAGGATGAACAGGTGGAGTTGCAAGAGGTTGACAGCGAGTCATGCAGCCAGTGACGTGTTGAACAGAATCACCCGGTAGAACTTCAACGCATCCGATAGGAGTAAGCATGCCCAGGTCAGTTGTAGAAAGCACATGGTGCGATAAATTATGTTTAGAACGTTTCATTTTGAGACCTCCGTTTGGCAATATTTGAAAATTTCAGTTTGCGCGCGGAACGCGAGCGGTTTTTTTCACGAGTTATAGAGAGTTCCTCCTCCTTAGCCTTACGGGCTTCAATTTGTTGTAAGCGTTGATGACGTAGTTCCTCGTTGCCGAGCTCATCGAGCGAAAGAGCACGCACAGAGGGCAAGTCCGACTTTGACCGCTCAAATGCAATGCCATCCGCTTTTGCTTTGCGCCGAATATATCGCGGGGTCGGGAGTACTTTTTCATAATAGACAATCTCCATAGGTAAGCCGTTAGGCTGTGAAGTTAGCCAATTGTACGCATATCCCCCATGACCTGAAGAGGTCCGTAAGAAATGGGCGAAGCCGGTCACCAATGGACCGGAAATCATAGAGACCTTGTACAAGATAGGAAGCCACATAATCAATGCAAGTGACATTGACAGGACGATGATCTACATCGACAGTACCGAAAGTCCATTGACGAACAGCAGAAGCAAGAACAGCAGCAGGTTCGGAGTGACTTGTAAAAAGCAGCACATGGTAATGAGGGCGGCCAAATTTGCCGCCATATTCACCGACAAGAAAATATCTGACTTCCTTGGGGAACGGTTTGCGAAAGCGTTTAAGCCAGTTGCGAACATGTTTAGGATCCAGATTACGTCCTTCAGGCAAATGCTCATTGTCATAGGTGAGAGTTAAAAAAAACGCCCGAACGCCGGGGCGTTCGAGCTCAAGGATGAGACGTGTAGTCCAGTCTCTTGCACGATTGATACGGCATGCAGGACAACGGCCACAAGCCCATTTTTGTTTGCCTTGGGGATTGATGCACAACATCACATTCTCCAGCCAATGCGACGAACTTTGCGGGGTGAGCCGCGGCGTGCCGACGAGCGGCGACGATAGCGAGAGCGGTAACGCATTTTATCTTCCTCCTTTCTTCATCATAAGGCGACGAGCTTGCCGTGCCGCTTCAGCCGCAGCAGGACCTGCCGCTTTGTATGCTTTATATGCTTTATATCCAGTGTATGCACCGCGAACAGCCATACCGCCGGGAATGACCAAAAGACCAAGAGAAGCAAGAGTATAAAGTGTATCAACGGGAATGCCTGTAGCACCGCTAAGTTGCATAACAACCGGGAGAACTTCGCCAGTTTCGATTATATTCTGGTCAGGAATATTGAGTTTTTCACCACCTGGCATTTCAACATTAACCATTGCGGGGTGAGTGCCTGCGGTAACACCACCGGAGCCCATAGTGATCTCCGAAGGTTTCATTACGAAGGGGGGAACAGGAGAAGAATTTTTATTGGAACGGGCAGCAATCGAGGCTTCATAGTCGCTGATTTGAAGCTTCAAGTAATCATTGTGAAGCTTCTGATTTTCAAGCGCGAGAGCTTCCTGAGCTTCTTGGGATGCAGTAGCTTTTTCTCGTTGAGGCGAGTAGTAGTTTTGCGTTGAAGGCGTACCGCCGCTAATCGTTCCGACCATTTGAGTGCTTGAAGGAGAGGCACCGAGAAGGACAGAAGGATGAATCCCGAGTTCTTTGGCCATCGACATTTTTTGACGGAGTAGAGCAGCTTCGTTTGCACGCTGATTCTCCATTGAGTGTATCTGAGCAATATTCTGAGATTCATACTCAGCATCACGTGCCTCGCGACCTGAACCATATGTGTTAGAGAGATTAGTTAGGCCTCTCTCAAGCATAGAGAAACCCATTTGAGCAAAGCTCATGATGAAATCCTTTCAGCAACGTTGTTTGGAGGGAGGTCGGCGTCCTGAATAACGGACACCAGCCAGACCGGTTCGGCCTCGCGCAAACAGTACTTCACGCCGTTCACGGCGTCGAGCACAACCGAGTGCACGATCTTGTTGCGCGGGATTTTGCAATAGTGACAGTCCAATGTTGGGAAACTGCAACTGTGAAATTGAGCCGGGTCGAAGTCGTCGCGGGGTATTACTGAGGTTATAACTTGCATTTTTTTGCCTCCGTTTAGGTAATAGCTGACCCCTGCCCAAGGACATGGTGTCAGCTAGCACAGTGTTTGTCAAGGAACCCACTGTGCGAAGTCCGCCAACCCTCGCGGGTTGGCGGAGCGGGCGCGGAATGAAGCGAGCCGCCTGAGGCGGCGAGAATCTGTGATTCGCTCGCCTCTGGTGTGACGTCTTACGACTCATTATCCGCACCCGTTAACGACTCCTTGCCAGGCATGGCAGGATTCGTAGTTTCCGCGGGGGACGGCCCCGCGGTCTTGTCGCCTACGGCGCCGCTGTCTTGCGAAGAAGAAGATTTGCGGGCTGCATTGATCTCATGCTTAGTGAGAGCATCCCATTGTTGCAGACCGAAAGCAGCACCATCCGGAGTATTGACCTCGAAATCATCGGGATAATCATCTTCAATTACGAGGGGAGTCGCATTACGAGGCAGGTTGCCTGTTTGCAACAGTTGACGAAGACGCTCATCGAGCGAAGCATTGATGTGTTGGGGTTTGATTTGCATTTTAATGTCCTTTTAAATTTGTTTCAAGTGAAACAGATTAATTAATAAATGAATGAAGTGCCACGCGGAGAGACCAAACGACGAGCAATCATGCGGTGATACACCGCAAGAATGAGATTCGACGTAGTGAGATCAGCTTGGAAGGGGTCGGCAGAAACATCGGCACCGATGTTGAAGCCATTAGCCGGTGAAATTACATCGGATGGATTGTCCTGGCGGGCGAAATGCCAGTCTTGAAGGCCGAGAGAACCGGAAGCACCAGTGTTAAATTTACCAGCAAGGCGACTTGGATGGAAACGATACTCATCATAGCGATCTTGAAAGCCGAAAAGGCCTTCATCATTGCCGAGATTGCGGAAGTTAGCTTCAGCGAGGGTAACCATTTGTTGACCAATATGTTGCAGTTCACGTTGCCAGAAATCCTCCTTTGTACGGCGGAGAAACATGCGATGCAACGCATTGGAATAAATCGTGCGAGGCAGAGCAGAGTAAAGAGAAATGACAACTCCATGCTCTTCGAAAAAACGGCGATAAGCACGAGTGCGGCCAGCAGAGATGCCGTGGCCGAAAAGTTCACCAGCAGAACCAGAAGAAGTAGAAAGTACCTCGGAGAACTGAATGGGAGAAGAACCACCGCCCAAGTATTCGGGACGCTGCA